CCGTCTGAAATGGAGGTGCTTTCGTCGGATATCGATCGCTCAAATCGGCGGCGCCGGCTGCGGTCGCTCCCAGCAAGGCGGCAAGTAAGCTCAGATTTTTCATGCGTTTTTCTCCTGTCTAGTTGCAGAGAAAAACGTACTACAGGGTTGTGTTGCTTGTCTGCAACAGTACGGAAAATTAAGGCGTTGCTAGGACTCCGGCAACTGCCGATCCGATATCTTGGTACCCTAGTTTTCCGGGGTGTAGCGGATCGAAGTACGGCAGGACTGGATTCGTAACTGCGAAGCTCGTCCATCGCGTTGTTAAGTCAAGAAAAGGCAGATTATTTGATACGGCCAATGATTTTAAAGCATTAACGTACGTGGCCAAAGTGCCGTTAGTGGCTTGTGTTGTATTGCTAGGCGGTCCGGACATCAACATGACACTTCCGGTTGTTTTTGCCGTGTTAATTATGTTTATGGCGGAATTTGTGTACGTGGTAAGTGACGTAAGATTGTTACTGTCATTGATACTTAAATCGATGATTGTTAGGCTAGGTGCTATGGTTGTCAGTGCTGAGAGTCCCCATGCGTTTGGGGAGGCGCTTCCGACTGTGCTAGTTGTAGCTCCGAATATGCCCAGCTGGACAATATCGACAGCTGGGGTTGTACTGTCAAAAGTTTGAAAACCTAGAATATTTAACGGTCCGTCATTAACAGGAACTATGTTTATAGTATGCGTCGCTTTGGCTACAGTAAACGTAGTTGTTACAAGAGCGGCACCACCTGCGAAGGTAAGAGTGCCTAAAGATGCACCACCGTCCACGTTAACAGTGGCACTTGCGGCACCTCCGCCACGGGCGTAGTATACTACGATCGTGTCAAATGCTGCTACGGGCGTGAATGAAAAGTTGTTGATGGCGCCGGCCGTGAATGTGAATAACTCGCCGCCTATGCAACCGAGAGATCCAGAGGCCGCCCAGTTTGCCCCCAATGTTACGCGCGTGTCGTACGTCGCGTAACTGATCGGAGCAAGTGCGGTACCTTGATCGCAGATAATCGAACCGGTCGATGTCGGTACGGAACTGGCTAATCTCGCCGCGAGTACTTGCACCCACCCGGAAGGAAACGCGCCGCCGAGATTCAGCGCTCCGGATGCTCCGGCACCGGTCGCCATAGATGTGCTGTCGCCTATTACAGCAATCTTGCCGCGTCCGAGCCCGGTTCTCACGTTTGCGAGGGCTTTTCGCCAACTTAGCAGGGAGGAAGCATTAAGATTGAACACTCCCGATGCTGTCATTGACGCCGATGACGATCCGGGCAGGCTGCCATCCGATATGCATATTGTTGACTTTCCTGGTGTATCTCCGGGACAGCCGCTAACGAGTGAATTGCCTGCAGCAAAGGGACCGCCGACAACGGCGCCTTGCGCAAATACGGGTTGGTGGCAGGACAACAGCGTAAGGAGGGTGGCGAGCAGCGACAGGAATTTTTTCATATTCAGTTCTTTCGATTGGCGTCGCGGTCTTATACGCGAATCCGGAAGCCGGCGCCACTGAACTGCCCTTTCGTGCCGTCTTTCTCATCTACACTACTCGTGTACTTCCCGTTCAGGTCTTTGTTGCGGGGATCCATGCCGGCATAGAGGCTTTGGAGCTTCTGCCGGTTTTGCTTGCGGATGTGGTCGCCGACTACTTTAGACCGGGCGAAGAGCAGCGGCCGAAAAGCCTTGCCAGTTTTGTCCGTGCCGGCAACGAGGTCGTCAAATAGCCTCGAAAGTTCCGGGTCCGTGACGTGTCTAAAGCCCTTGTTGTTGGCGTCCGCGATTTCTTGCGGAATGCTGTTGATGATCCGGAACTCCCATTCGGGGTACTTTTCGCGGTGCGGAATGTAGAGCTTCAGAGGTCGGTCTAGGACAAGCTGACGCATGATGCTTTCAACGTCCTGCGGCTCGCTGAACGGTGATAGTGCGGCCGTAGCATCACCGGGTCCGGATGCACCGGGCATTTCCGGCGGCGGGTTCGGAATTAGATTTGGCGGGAGGCCGGGAAATGGGGAGTTCATAGTTTTACTTCTTTCCTGCGGCGCGCTGGTGTGCAGAGTAATGGCTTTCCAGCGCTAATTTGATAAAGCCTTCGCGTCGTTCTTTCGGTGCGTTCGCAGGTATGAACTTGTCCGCTGAACGTTTGATTTCGGCCTGTACCTCCTTCGGTGCATCGGCTAACTTCGTCCAAGGTCCTGCGGTGCGGCGGGTCGGACGACCGGCGCTATCTGCGTCTTTGGGACCGTCTGTGCGGCGTGCGGGCTTTTTCTCTTTATCCTTGCCGTCGTCTTCTGCGTCGCCTGCACCCTCTGGATCGCCTTCGGCCTCTTCCCCTTCGCCCTCCTCCGCTTTGGGGGCTGGTTTAAATTCGTCTTCAACGGCTTTGACGAGTGCAGTGGCGAACGCCTCTGCCGTAGGAAATTTTTTTAGGTCCAAGCTCTTACCAAGTTCGATCGCTCTCGCCGATTTCTTTGGGTCGGTACCGAACCATTCTTGTTTGTCGAGTTGAGCACGGATCTCAACGTCGCCATACGGCGGCGCTTTGGGTGCGGTCTGCACTTCCAACTTTACGATATCCGCCGTGATTTTGCGGACTTTCTCCGTATCGCCTTCGGTCACGGCAGCGTCGAGTTGCGTTTGCAAACCGGTGCGTGCTTGGTCGCGCATCATGGTATGAAAATCGGTCATCGGACTTCTTTCCACGAATGAATATTTTTCATCGCAAACATGCGAACCTGATCGCGCGTCAAATCAAATGCTTCAAGTAACCATTGTCGTTCAGGGTGCCATTCATTGTTGCCGAATGAAATAGCTATCGGACGGATACCGCGCACTGAACGGTCACCACGGTAGTTTGTATATTCGATCAGCACTTCTTGTTGTGGACCAGTCATGCTATCCTACTTTAACGCTGTGGAAGTTAAAATCTTCAACTGGTGCTTGCGGTGCACTGTCTGAGTAGTCCCATTCGAGTGTATCGGCGTCCGGCATGTGCTGAGCCGGTATGATGCCAATCACGTCGTTAAAGCTGGAGATGTAGCGCCACCCGCTATTGATGATAAGTTTGCCGCCCTGAATCATCGTACCGGCGAACGGACGGAACAGCACCCAGTCGCCGATTTCAACGTGTTGCTTGTCTAGACCACCTTGACCGTCTTTGAAACTGAACGCAAGCGGCCCCATTGCGAAAACGCGACCGGCCATGACGTTGTGCTGCATCAAGTCACGCGACACGTCGGGAGTTATGATACTGCCGATTTTTGACGGCGGCATGGGAAGGCGCACGATTATCATGTCGCGCGTCGGGTGCACGTGCTCGTGCGGAATTGAAAACGAGTGAACGCCCACGTTGCTCATACTGACTTTCCTTGGCGCATTTTTGCGATGGTTGTCAGATCGTCTTTCCGATGCTTGCCGCGATCGGGATCGCCCTCGCCGTGCTCTTTGCGATATTGCTCCCATTCGTCGGCAAGACGCCAAACAGCATCGGCGTAGCTGGAATCCAAGTTCAGTTTTTTAGCTTGCTCTGCGTACGCTCTTAGTGCAGCCGGCGCGCAGGGATCTTTTGCACCTAACGTAAAGTGCGGCCAGTCCGGAATGGTACCATCTCGTCGAATGACAAGATATTTCCCTTCCGGCGTGGCCGGATTGTCGCGCCAAAGACCGCCTGCCAGTGGTTTTTTGCTCATGACAGTAGTTTAACCTCTCCAGTTGCTATCCAAGTAGCAATGCGTTTTGCGTTGTCTAAAAAATCTTGGATAGTCGGTCGTGTGTTCACAGCGGGACCGCTTGCGATTGCTGTTGTCTGTACGGCTTGATTGAAAGCCTCTAGACGCAGACGTTCGTCGTGTGTTAGTCTATCTTCGTGCGGCGGCATTTACTCTCCTTCAAGTATTTTGCGAACTTCGTCCGCCGGTTTGCTTAAGAGACTTTCTAGTTCATTGTAGGCTACTGCCCGCCCCTGTGATATCGGTTCCACTGCTTGTCCCGCCAGAAACGCCGATAGGGCCGGCGCTTTGCGGCGGCGCAGGTAACGCAGCAGCATTTGCGTCTCCGGACTGTTGAGCCATTCCGTCAAAGGAAGTTCCCGCATTGCCTGCATCCTGCATCATTTGTTTTACGGCGTGTTCAAGTTGCGCCATGGTGAGTAGTGCAGCTTGGTTGTTCAGCATGCCGCCGCTTGCCTCAACCATATTTAGCAAGGCTTGCGTAAGTTGTACAGCAACTTGGCCCGTAACCTTGATGTTCTCTGTTTTCTGCTTCATCAATGCAACAGCGCCGTCGAGTTTTTCCTTCGGCGTAGCCTGTGGCTGTGGTGCCTGTCCGAGTAATTTTTCCGGATTGGGCAATCGCATGGTTTCACAGAAACGCTTGCCGGCTTCCGGGACGCTGAAACTGCCGGGCACTTTCGCACCGGCTTCGATCATTTGCATATAGACGCCGGCAAGAGCGGAGCGGTGCATTTCGGTCGCGAGTTGCGGGTCTGCTGTTACTGCTACGCTACTGGAATTCGCGGGCTGCGTGCCGTCCGGCAGCATGTCGTACGCCGATGCCATTTGCACGAACATGCGAAACTCTTGCGTCATCGATGCGACCATGCGGCGGTGCACGGCAGACTGTACCTGTGCGCCGCTGTCGATGATTCCGTGCGCCATCGTCGCCGTCATTGACGCCGGAGCGTTCTCCAGCAGGTTCAAGGTGCCTGCCAAACGGTCGCCCAGTGTCATGATCTTTTCGAGTACTTGCACGGAGCCCGGCGAAACGGACTTCATCGGAAACGCGGAAAACATCTTGTCGAGCGGCATACCATCGGTCGGAATTGAAATCAGTCGGTTGCCCTTAATTTCGATCTTATCAGGTAGTCCAAATTGGCTGCCGCCAACGAGGCCGCCGTTCTCGCTTTCACTTTTTGCGGTATCCGTAATAGATGCAAGCAACCGATCGGCTGAGTTCTCGACGCGAGCCAAGAGCTTCCCGAACCCCATGGGGAAAAAGCCGCCTTTGGGATCCGGAAGGAACCGGTACGGATAAAAACAGCGTATCGGATTGAAGTACAGCGCTTCGTCAGTGTCGATTACTGTGCTCTTGGACCACAGTGGTTCGATTTTCACGACTTCCGGAAAGTCGTCGCGTGAGATTGTGACTGTCCAAGGCTCGTCTATGTCGTCACCGTCCAGGTCAAGCCAGCAATCGCATTCGTAGAATTTTTTTGGCGCCTGCGGGTCTTGCTCATCGTACTGCGGTTCGTAGTCGACCCAATGCTTGCGCTCAATTGACCGGTCAATTTCGTATGGATATCGCTCGAATTGGTCTGTAACGCGCGGTGCACGTTCGATCGACCGTACGTTTGCGTTGATAATCACATCTTCGCACGTACGGAAGTACGAATGAAAAACCTTGTCTTCCCGGTTAAATCGACGTTTGCGCCACGCCAATCCGGTTACGGACATGTGCACAACCAGTGGATCAGTATCAAGAGTCCAGTTCGGGTCTTTCGTGCGTAGTTGGCTGGACACCCACGACGCCAGTGCTTCACCGCCGGGCTCGCTGGCTTTGGCTAGATCGGGCTCGCCAAGCAGGGCATCAGTCGCGCGCGCCGAGAATTGGATTACGGCCGAAAGCGTCATCTCGGTAGAAGGCGGCTGGTCTTCGTTGGACCCTTCCTGTTCGCGATCTTGTGGCTTTGCGTCGTTTCCGGTCGCCGTAACCGTGTCAAGGTAGCCACGAGCCTCGCTGAGCCACTCCCCCATTGACTGCTCATCGACGCCGATTAGTTCAATCAAGTCACCCGCAAGCCGGCGCCGCTCGCTTACGTCCATTTTTTCGGCGAGATTGCCGAAGGACTCCGGGGCGCCGAGCTTGAATTTCAGGGTGGGGAGTTGCATGTTTTGTCATACACTTGAACGGGTTGCGGTGTCAACGATGGCACGAATCATCTCGTCCATGTAGTGTTGCGGCCATTGGTTTTTAGCCGTGTTGTACTGCCAGATGATTACTTGGACGTTTCCGCGTATGTACCCCTTTGTACTGTCGATTCGGTCGATTGACGGTGCTCGCGGATGATTTTTCCACCCCGGAGCGGGCCTGTCAAAGCAGAACGGAAGTCCTGTGACTTGGCACGTGCCCGTCTTCACTGCGGGGTATACATCGTCAAAAGTCAGCGTAAACTCGACGTTCGCTTTTAATGCTCGGTTGCGTGCTCCTGCCAATACTTCCGAAGCGCGACTTTCTGGTTTCAAGCGCCGCGCTGCTCGCCAAGCTTTATCTTGTCCACTTGCGACGTACTGTGCTTCTCGCGCTGCTGCAGTGGCTTTGCCTTTTTCACTGCGGTAGTAACGCTTCGTTGCTTCGCTAGACTTTAGTAAATACTCGCGGTCGCCGGCTGCGACTTTTGCATCGTGTCGGCGTCGATGATACTCATTTGAACGTTCTGCGTTTTCTTTTTGCCATTTTGCAGCGCGTTGCTTGGTTGCTTCGATAAACTTTGGATCGTTGGCGTAGCGTTCTTTAAGACGTGCGCTGTTTTCCGCTGACTTACATACTTTGCATTTCAAACGCCACTTCGGGAATAGTGACAGTATTTTTTCTTGATTACATGTATTGCAAACCTGTGTTTCTTCACTGGAATTTGACATTTTACTAACTCCTGCCTATGGTTTTTGTACCCTCAATCACGGACACATTGGCATAGGGCCAGTAAGTTGTCAACAGGAGGTTAAAATTCAGGTTATCGACAGGAGCCTCCAAAGCTCGCAATACTGGCCGGGTTTATTTGCCCTATTCGGCATGGATTACGAACGCCTGATGCCAATCTATCCGGCGTTCTTCGATCGCAAGCCATCCGAGAAAGCGTTCGAAGAGTTCATGACGGAGCGTGCCGGGCTTGGTTTAGCGGTGCAGCAACCGGAGCTGGAAGCCGTCCAATTCGACGTGCCGAACGAAGGCTACCGGACGCAGGTGACCCACGCGTCGTATGGCCTCGCCGTTTCGATTTCGCGGGAGGCCAAGGACGACAACCTTTACGAAGATGTCGGCGGCCGCATGATGAAGGAACTTGCTTTTTCGGCACGACAGACGGAAGAGTACATTGCGCATGCGCCGCTGCAGGTGGCCGTGGACGCGGTAAACGGCGTTCGTGCTGACAACGTACCGCTCGGCTCGGCAAGCCACCCCACGGCTTCCGGGGTGCAATCGAACTTGTTGATTGCGGCGAACGTGTCGGAACTGGCATTCGAGAACGCAGTTATCCAAGTGTCGTACACGCGCAACGGTCGCGGCTTCGTTATCAACGTGCTTCCCAAGCGCGTCATTTTGTCGCCGGAAAGCGGCCCAGAAACACGGCGCATCCTTGGGTCGCCCCTTCAATGGAACGCGCAGACCAACAACATCAACGTGCTACGGTCGACCAATGCGCTGCCGGAAGTCGTCGAAACTCCGTACTTGATCGACAAGGACAACTACTTTCTGCAGACTTCGGAGCAGGACAAAGACAACGGCCAAGGCTTCACGTTTTGGGAACGTTCCCAGCTTGAAACTCGCGAAGATTCCAACTGGAGCAATCAGGCGTCGCTCATCGCCATGTGGTTCCGCTGTGCAGCGAGTATCATCGACTGGCGAGTCGTTTATGTGAGTCCCGGTGCCGATAACGTGTAGTTGTATTTTACAGTCTCTGCAACCCTCCCTGACTTGGCCCTCAGTTTCTCGAAGACTGAGGGCCTTTTCGAAAGGTGCGGAATATGCCAATCGGTCAGATATTTTGGGTTCTGTTCATTCTGTGGCTCGTTTTCGGTGGCGTGTGGTGGCGCAACGGCGCCGGCTGGGCCTACGGTTGGGGCGGTAACATGCTGCTTGTCGTGATCTTGCTATTTTTGCTTGGCTGGCATGATTTTGGCTTCATCCTGCAGGGGCGGTAATGCCGCAACCCGTTCACACTGGTAAACCAAAGTTACGACCTTACGAGTGTTGGGGCGCGTGC